GCCTCGGTGACGCTGACGACGCCGACGATCTCCTCGATCACCAACACCGGCACGCTGACGTTGCCTAACCAGACGGACACTCTGGTTGGACGTGCGACAACGGACACGCTCACGAATAAGACGCTGACGAGTCCGACGATGACCGCGCCGGTTCTTGGCACACCGTCCAGCGGCACGCTGACGAGCTGCACGGGTCTGCCTCTGACAACGGGCGTGACCGGCACGCTACCAGTCGCCAACGGCGGCACAGGCGTGACCACCTCGACGGGCAGCGGCTCAAACGTGCTCTCTACGTCACCGACGCTCACGACGCCAATCTCGGCGTCTCTCACCTCGCCAGCCGCCTCCAACCTCACCCTCGGCACCGGCAGCTTCGGCACCGCGTTGACGTTCACGAGCGCGACGGGCGCGGCGACGTTTGCGGGAGGTCTAACCGCCGCCGCCGCAAGCAACGCCATCACACTCTCAACCACAGGTTCTTGGATTCAAGGCCCGGCTGGAGGTTTGCTTGCGCTGGTGGCCACTTCCGGCAACGGCCTGACGTTTAACGCAAACGGCGGTGGGACGAGTCTTGGGATTTCGTCTGCGGGGGTTGTCAACATCACGTCCACCACCGCCAGCACCTCGACAACGACCGGCTCGCTCATCAATGCGGGCGGGTTTGGCAATGCGGGGGCGATCTTTGCAGGCGGCGAAATTAGTGCCACCGGGGGGATTCGGGTTGCCACTGCTGGCACGCCGATTGGGAGCCTTCAATCTTTTGCCGGTGATTTTTACATCAGCTTAGACCAAAATGCCAACGGCAATTTGATCTTCCGCAGAAACAGCGGCACGGAAACGATGCGCATCACCGGCTCAAACGGCGCGGTAAGCATCGCCTCCACCACCGCCAGCACCTCCACCACGACCGGCAGCTTGGTCAACTCGGGCGGGTTTGGGAATGCGGGGGCGGCGTATTTCGGGCAGCAAGTTACCGCAGCACGCCCTTTCATGAGCACCGGCGCGATTACTGCCAACATGACAAGCGCGGGCGGCATTGGTTTTGCTGGTGGCGGCGCCAACGTCTATTCTTTCGGAGCCAACGCGGCAACGACAGGAGCCTTCTCCGTGCAACTCGTAAGTTCCGACGCGTCGCTAAACATCACGCCGTTTTCCTTGGCGGCTGGCACCGGCGCGGCGACGTTCTTAAACTCTGTTCGCTCCACCTCCGCAACGGGCGGCATCGGTTACGCAACCGGCGCGGGCGGCGCAGTCACGCAAGGCACCTCGCGCACCACTGGCGTCACGCTCAACACCGTCGCAGGCGCGATCACGCTTTTCACCGCCGCAGGCAGCGCGACGTGGCAGTCTTTCACCGTCACCAACAGCACGGTTGCCGCGACGGACACGATCATCGTCAACCAGCGCAGCGGGACGGACCTTTACATGGTGCACGTCACCGCCGTGGGCGCGGGCTCCTTCCGTATCTCCTTTGCCACTACGGGCGGCACGACCTCCGAAGCGCCCGTCTTCAACTTCGCAGTAATCAAAGCCGTCTCCTCGTAATTTTTTCCACCATGAATGACCCAATCGTCACCACCACGCTACAACGCATCCAGACTGACCCGCAGGGCGAGTCTCCCGTCGCTACTGCCTTCTTCGAAAAGAAAACCACCATCGATGGGCAGGTATTCGTGTCACCTTGGACAACGGTTACTTGGCCGCTCCTAAGCGACAAAACCGTCACCGTCGGCGGCAAGACTTACAGCTACGCCGAAGTCTCGGCTGCGGTTACGGCCATCGCGCATCAAGAACTCGCCGCTTCCTAACATGAGCACTGAGCAAGCACTCCAAAACCTATACGCAGCCGCTCGCCTTGCACCATTACCCGCCGATCAGCACGATTTGCTACGCAAGTGCGCGGAGCAGCTTGCCGAGGCGTTAAAGCCAAAGGAACCGAAGGTCGAATGAGCGGGACGGCAGACGTTAATTGGCGCAGCTACGTTGGGCCGCAGGACAACGGGCTGACGGTGGACGCGGCTGAGTGGCAGGCTCCGCTTGACCCCGAAAACTACGACGATCTCGTAAAGGGCTCCAACGTATCAAACCTCTGCGTGTCAGGTCTCACTATTCCAGCCTCGCAGGAGGACAGCATAGACTTCGTGCGCGGCAAGGATTATGTCGTGCAGCATTGCATCGTTCAAGGGTCGATCACTGTTAAAGGCTCGATTGATGGGCTGTCACTCTACGGATGCTCTATCAGCGGCACGATTGAACTGGGGCAATATGACAACTATTGGACCAAAGTCCGCGCTCCCACGCGCAACGTGTCTATTATTAGCTGCACCTCGCCAGACGGCTCGCCTATTAGGGTAAAGCTCTGGGATGCAGAGATGCCGTTTATTGAAAGCACTAACGTAAAGGTGACGAAGATTCCAAAATGGGTCTGGTTGCCTTATTTCCTGTTTCGTCGTTTGACGAATCCGAAGAAGGTATAACCCATGTTTCCACTCGCTGAAGTTCTAGGCATCGGCACGAAGCTGATCGACAAGCTGATTCCGGACCCGGAAGCGAAGGCCAAGGCGCAGCTAGAACTCACGGCGCTGGCGCAGAACGGCGAGCTGGCGAAGATGAACGCGGACCTCGAAGCCTACCGCGTCGAGCAAGACAACCTGACCGACCGCCTCAAAGCGGACATGGCTTCGGACTCGTGGTGGTCGAAAAACATTCGGCCAATGACGCTCGCGGCAATCCTTGCTGGCTACTTTATTTTCGCGGGCATGTCAGCCTTCGGATACAACGCCAACGAGTCTTACGTTTCGCTGCTCGGTCAGTGGGGCATGCTCATCATGTCGTTCTATTTCGGCGGTCGCACACTTGAAAAAATCATGGAGATGCGCAAAAAATGAACGAGCACAAAGACCTCATGGAAGTGGCCAAGCTCTGGAAAGAAACGGGCTGGCTGACTGCGGTGATTGGCGGCGCTGGCATGATTGCTCGCCTACTGGCCAACCCGATCCAAGGGACGATCTGGGACAGCGTGCGGCGCGTTATCATGGCGGCCATCGTCTCGACGCTCGCATGGTTTATCGTTGAGCAGATCGAGGTCAGCTCACTTGTGAAGGCGGTCACCTACGGCGTCGCCGGTCTGCTCGCGCCGGAGATTATCGACGGCATCACGACGCTCGCAAAAAAGTATTCCAAGAACCCGACGAAGCTGCTCAAGAAATGAACCCGAAGGTCATCACGGCGGCGCTCGCCGCAACCGTGATTTGTTTCGCAGGCGTCGGAGTGGTGACGGTGAAAAACGTCTCGAAGCATATCGCGGCGAGCGACAAAGAATTCGAGATGACGAGCAACGTGCTCAGTCCGCTTTTCGATATTTACGGGCTGGCGATTGTGGACGGTCAGGCAAAGGCGAGCAAGGGACTCATCGACGCGAAGGAGTTTTGCGACTCGCTGGCGAAGCTCCAAGCCGAGGCGGAGCGATTGCTCGCGGAATTTGGCAACCCGACAGAACTCGTGGCGCAGCACAAACTCGTTGCAGCCTATCTCAAGAAAGCGCGCGAGGTCTGCGACCGGGGCGAGATTGAAACGCTCAACTCGCCGGCCATGACCTCCGAGCTTTACGCGGTTATCGAACCGATGACGGCGCTGATCAACAAGGCGCTGCACGAAGAGCTGACGATTTCGCGCACGCACAAGGAGGCCGCAGACCGGGCGCTGCTTACTTTTGAACGGTTCGCAAGCGTCGCGGCGGGACTCGGAATGGTCTTTGCCGTCGCTCCGTGGATCGGCGCGAAAGGCAAAAAGCCTGCCGTGGTCGTTGCAAAGGTCAGGAAAAAGAAGCCCAAGCGCTGATCGGTTTTGACGGCCATCGCTTAGGCGATGGAACCTGTCATTACTTTCTCAGCCTCCGCCGGCGTCATCGATGCCGAGGCCGGAATCATTCGCGGCGTGAGCCTGATCACCAAAGGACCGGCGCTGGGGCACGGCGTGATGATTGACGACAAGACGCTGGAGCAGGTGAAGACCGCCGCCGAGCAATACGCGGGCGGGCTCAAGGTGAAACTCGACCACTCGGGCGGCGCGGGCGATATTGTCGGCTATATCGACGCGCTGAGAATCAGCGGCGAAAAGCTGCTCGGGGATTTGCACTTGCTGCAAAATTCGCCGCATCGCGCTTACATCTTGGAGATCGCCGAGCGGATTCCAGACACGTTCGGGCTCTCAATCGCGTTCTCGGGTCCGTCCGAAAAGAGCGCGGACAAGCTCACGACTTTGCAACGGTGCTCGGAAATTTACTCGGTGGACCTCGTCAGCGAACCCGCTGCGAACCCGAACGGATTTTTTGCGCGCAAACTCAAACAATTTGAGAGCGACGCCAGCGAGTCGCCGGACGCAGAAATCAAAATCGAAATTCCTATGAACGACGAAATGAAAAAGGCCATCGAAGGCATGATTCAAAGTGCCATGATGGGCATGAACGAAAAAGTCGCGAAGCTCGAAAGCGCTCTCGCTCCCAAAGAAGAGAAACCCGCCGCGATG